TCGGCGCGTTGAGGCCGGGATTCTGTGCGCTCATGGTGATGAGCGACATGGCGTCGCCGCGCCACTTCTGGAACTCGTCGTCCGACATCGCGGGAATATCCGCGAGCTTGGCATTGAAGCCCTCGAAAAGCTTCTGTTCTTCCGGTTCCATCTTCGGGTCGCGCGCGCTGGCGACGCCCTGCCCCTTGATCATGGAGGCCGTGGTGTTGAGCGCGCCGGAGACGAGCGACTTGCCATATTCAAGCGCTTGGTCAAAAACGCCCGGACCTTCTTCCGCCGGAAGATCGGCCTTGTCGATCAGGCTTGTCTTTGACGAGAACGTGGAAATTTCTTCATCTGAAGGGCTGTATGCCTCAAACCCATCCGGAATTTTTGGCGCAGAAAGGCGTGTTGCCTCTTCTTTGCTGATTGGCTCAAAGCCATCCGGAATGCGCGGCATCTCAGTCATTGTTGAACGGGCACATACTGGTTGGTGGACGGATCGAGTTTCATGATCTGGCCCGTATCCTTGTTTCGGACGTATTCTGGCGACTGGCCGGCTATGTCAGGATCGCTTAGTTCGCTCTTTCCGCTGATCTTCTTGCCGCCGAAGCGTTCAAGAAGCTCCTGCCGCTTCGCATCGACCGCCACCTTGCGCTTTTCGGGGCTGATGATGTTCTCGCCCTCGGCCTGCGCTAAACGCTCGATTTCAAGCATCTGGTTGACCGTGAGGCCGTTGCTGTCGGCCATGCGGATCAACTCGGCTTCGGTCTTCTTGTAGTTGATCTCGTCCATCTTCGCCTGCCGCTCGTCCTGAGCCTTGCGAAGTTGCATCTGTTCATCGAACTGCTTCTGATCTTGGCCGGTCCGCGCATCGAACTGCGACTGGTCCATGGTCATTTTCTGTTGCGTCGTGTTCTGGTTGATGAGCGCATTGTTGAGCGCCATCGCATTCTCGAACTCTTTCTGTTTTGCCGCTGCCGCCTGTTCTGCCGCCGTCTGTGCCGCTGTAGCCTGCTGGTTTTGCGCACCACCAAAGCCGCGTCCAAACGCGACGAACGGATCGTTGGTCTCGGTCATGTTGGCCATGCCGCCACCGATCGAACGGAGCATTGGCGTGATGTCGCCGCCTGTAAACAGGCTCTGGATGTTATTGAAGGGCGTGGCTATCGTTGTCGGCTGCGGCGCGGGAGCGGGCTGCGCTCGCATCCCGGCGAGCATTGCCTGAAGGTCTTCAAATCCAGCCATTACATCGGCCCCGTCTTGGAGGGAGCAAACAGGTCGAGAAGCCTTGTCATGCCCGTGCGTTGCGGTAGGGGTTTCAGGCCATAGCCAATGGTCTTGTTTCCAAGGCCCACGTTCTTCTTCATGACATCGGTATATTTTGACGGGCCGCGAACCGTGGCCTTGTTCGCAGCCTTGTCGTATCTCGACGGCTTGCCGTTTCCTTTCCCGCCACCCTTTCCGTCGCCCTTGCCATCGCCTTTCCCGGAGTCAACTCCGTCCGGATAGGTATAGGGCTGCTCACCAGCAAGAGGCGCGATAGGCTGGACCGGACGCGGCACAGCCATCTGCGGCATCACAGCCCCGGTCGATACTTGCTGCCCACCAATCAGTGCGGCCAGTTGCGCCATGATGTCGTTCATGTCAGACCCTCAGAAAAGACCGCCGGCAAGGGCGCCAAGAAGGCCAAAGAGCCCCGTGTTGTTCTGCGTGTTGGTGATGGACTCCTTCGGCGCCCCGGAAAGAGCCTGAAGCAGGAGCGTTGCGTCGTTGTATTTCTTGTTCTTCAACGCTTCCTGGAACTGCTGAAGTGTCTGCCGCCTCTTTTCCTCGAAATTGTAGGCCATGTTGCCGGCGTTATAGAGGGAGTCGTTCACGGCTTGCGTCTTGTTGAAGAGGTCGTCACCAACACCCTGTATGCCGGAAGCAGCGGTGCCCAGCCGCTCGGTCGCGATGTTGCGCTGTTGCTGCGCATTGTTGAAGGCGTCGGAGTAAAGCCGTCCGGTCGTGTCCGCGATGGCCTGGTTGGTCTTTTCCCAGTTCTGCCCCTGCTCGATGCCCTCGCGAGCGTCACCAAATGCGCCTGACATCGTGGCGTTGGCACCGATGGCGCGGCGCTGGCGTTCGCTTTCCTGCGTGATTTCCCGGATGGCCGGGTCAAGAACCTCGCGGAGATACGGGTCCATGTATTGCGCGGTCGTGCCGATCTCGCCGTTGATCTTGCCGGCATTGGCGTAGTCGTCCCAATAGGACTTCGCCTCGTCGAGACCAAAAGTCTGGCCTATGTCCTGCTTCCCAAGCCACTTGGCATTGCCGATGGCGCCCTTCATGAGGCTGTTCATCGGCGTGAAAAGGTCTTCACCCTTTTTCGTGCCGTAGACGTAGTTCTGATCAGACCTCAGCCACTTGCGAATGTCACCAAGAGCGTCCTTTGTCGGACCCTTGAGCCATTTCGGCATCTTGGTTTCAGTGGTGGATCCGCTATCGAGGCCAAACATAGGCTATCTCCTGATGCCGCGATTTTTCAGGGCGTTGATGAACGTCCCGAGGAAGTTGGCAATGTCGGACGCCGTCGCCGTGTCCGCGTCGATGGTGAAGGTCTTCGTCACGTTTTCAACCGTGAACCCGTCCGCAATCTCGCCCGTGTCAGCCTCCTGACTTGCGCGCTCGATTGCTTTCAGTTGTTCGATCATCCACCGGGTTTCGGGAGGCGATGTCAGATGATTGAAGTTTGGTCTGTTGAGATTTACGGGCCTCATCGCTTCTTGCCCGCTCCCTGAATCTCAAGGCCCCATTTGCCGAGACGGAAGTCGCCGCCAATGACGTTCGAGGTTATCGTCCCGCCGACTTGCCGTCCTGGAAGTTTTGCATCAACCAGCTTATCCCCGACCGAGACCGTAACGGTTTCCTCGTCCATGATTTCATCTTCGGGATGATCGCGGCTGTAGAGATAAAAGTCCACATTCCCGACATGGCGCTTGAAATCAGGAACGACGCCAAAGATGTCGAGGGATCGGTTTCCATCCTCAAGAGCAAACTCCGCAAACGAGATGTACGCCTCTTGCGCCGCACCATCGTTGTCGCGGTTTTCCTTGACCTCGTGGATGAAAATATAGCCGTCCGGGCTGAAGAGAATAGGGCGGGATTCTGCGGTTGTGTATGTCGCCGCCGACGTCCGGGTCAGCGTGCCGTTGAACCATTCGAACGTGGTGAGGTTGACGCCAACATATGTATCCGGCTCATCGGTCGTCGTAGGGAATAGGAACCATGCCTCGTTGTATTCCTTCACATAGAAGGACAGGCACTTGAACTGATGGACTTTGTTCAGGCCCTCCAGAACCCAGTCACGAATGTTTTCCTGGTTGGGGATCGGCTGGACATAGGACGAGTAGAGGTAAAACCCCGTAGGAGACATCCAGAATGCCATCATGTCGGTCTTTGAAAAGGCAAGAGGCCCGACAAGCCCGCATTCCGTGCCGATCAAGCGGGAGTCGAACACATATGTTGACCCTGTGAAGATCGCGGAAAAGACCGTCGAGTCCGACCAGATCAAATTGATGCCTGCGGTAAGCGCGGTTCCCGCCATGAGCCGGGAGCCGCCATTCAGTCGTCGTTCATTCGCTGTGTCGGCCTCACCGGGTGTCCAGTCGGCGGTGTCGAGAATGTCCGGCCACCGGACGCACATGGCGTCAAAAGTCCCGTCAATCCTGGTGCAGCCGAGCGCCATGATGTAGCGCTCCTGCGTCACGAATGACGCTCGAACGATTGCCGGAGCATTGGTGATCGGGGCTGGCCTGGTGTCCGCGCTGGAATCGTATCGATACAGTGTGCCGTTTGACGGGTTGATAATCAGGTCTTCGCCCCATTGATTGACCGACCACCAGCGCGGTTCCGTCACGTTCTGCACGACAAGTGTTGAATATGACCCCCATCCACCCGCTCCCCACGCGCCGACGCCCCATCCCACGAGATAAAGCGGGTTGGCATTCCCAAAATTGATCTCGTAGGATGCAGTGACAGACCCACCGCCAGACGCCCCTGAACTTGCATTCGAACCATGCGTGATCGTGAAACTATCGACATCAACGACAGAGGCTACGGTGTATGTGCCGTCAATTGTTATTCCGCCAACCGCCGTTGCCCCAGAGAACGTCACCTTGACGCCGGCAGTCGCGATGCCGTGGGCTGTGTCGGCAACGGTTACAATCGCTGACCCGTTTGTCGTGGTGAATGGGTCGGTTAGCGTGATGCCGTTTGCATCTGCACGATAGGGCGTCTTTTCCGATACCGCATCCGCGCGGAAGACATAGAAGTCGTCCTCTGTTCCCCAGGCGAGAACCTGCACCCCGTCATTCGTCACCCATGCCGCAGCACCACGAGCAATCCCGGAGAACGAAGTGTCCGTCAGTTTCCGAACGCCTCCTATCTTCTCCGGAGAGCCCCCAACAAACCGCACCCACTGCGTATCGATCCACCGCCCGGTCGCCTGATAAGCGCTATCGATCTTGTTGACCCCTGGCGGGATCGTGACAGGGATGAACGGCATTAGAACCAGCGGCCCATGATGATGAAGTCGACATACATCTTGGAGCCAGATGAAATTGTTCCGGCACCGGCCGCCGCATAAGCGGCGATCGTGCAGCTTCCAACCGCCTTTGAACCGGAGACCGGAGCCATCATCTCGCGCGCGCTCAAATTGTTGTCGCCCGCTATCGTGACAACGCCAGCCGTCTCGGTTCCTGGACGAAACGCAGCACTCACCTGATAGCGCGTATCAACAAAATTCTTTGGAAACGTCACCGTTCCGTCTAGTCTTGCATCGCTGGCCTTGGTCAGGCGAACATTGCCGCTGATGATCTGGAGTCCATCGGCAAAGCGGACGATGTCTGTTCGGTTGTCGCTACCATCTGGAGTTCCCTCAGTCGCTTCGATCAGAGCGCCAGTCGGCGTGCCGCTGCTCTCCGAGACGGTCCCAAGGATGTTGCCGCGCTTGAACAGCGCCTTGTTGATTTCCTCAACGTCGGTTCCGTTGCAGTAGAGAATGGCAAAATCGCTCGCCGGAACGACAACCCCAGTCTGTCCAGAGACCTTGACCGTGAGCGCGTAGTCTCCGGTGCAGGAGTTCTTGACCATGAAAAAGTGCTTGCGCGCCGGCACGATGATGTTTCGCGCGCCCGTAAGGGCTCCAGACGCCTTGATGAGAAGACTGCGAGCCTCTGCGTCGGAGAGCGTGACGTCGGTCCCTGTGACGGTCTTTGAGGTTACCTCCGTAATCGCGTCCTCAAGGAACTCGAAGTTCGAATTTGCGGAGTCGCCCCAGTTCGTGAAGCCGTTTCCGCTGGTATCACCTTCAGAAAACAGCGACAGGATCAAATTTGTGGAGAGGCTTGCCATCAGTCGTTCTCCGTCCAGTGGAAGTCCATCTCAAGTCCGCGCATGTCGTCGGTCTCGGTTTCCACCTTGATTTCCTGGATGATCCGCATCGCTTCGGCTTCGCAACGGTCGCGGGTCTCATATTCTTTGCGCTCATCAGCGGCAAACAGTGTGCAGACCTTGCGGACCAGCGTTGGGTATTTCTCGGTCAGCCAGTTCGTCGTATTTGACCCGGACAGCGCCGTTGGCGTTTTGTAGTAGGTCATCTTGGCCGTATAGGCTTGATCCGCCTTATAGTTCAGTTGGATCAGTTCGTCGTACCGGCACCAGTACGTCAGCGGCCCTTCGGGGAGAACAGCGTCTTCATCCCATCCAAGACGGGCGCGAAAGAATTCGACATCCTTGAGCTTGATCGTCGGGATGTAGCCAGGGATGCCAAAATGAATGGCGCCGCGATAGCCCGTGGGGAAAGAGGCGGTTGATGCCCCGGATGCGATGGCTACCGAAGCAACGGTTCGCATGTCCGGGACGCGCAGTTTCGCATAGATCCACGCTTCCGCCTCATCGAGGATGCCATCGGAATCAATTCGCGAATAGTTGATCCACGACTTGATGGAGCCATAGGTTTCGCGATCGGAGACGAGCGTGGCGTAGTCCATTACCACCTCACATCGTCATGCTCGATCACGCCGGCATCGACCAGCGCGACCTTTGCTGACTTGGCATTGGTGACATTCGCATCGGGAAAGCGGTTGAGGATCTCGGCCCTAACCGAAAAGAATGCGTACTTTTCTTCGCCTCTCGCCCAGCCGGCGAGGTTGAGTTCTTCTTCGCCTGAGTTCTCGCCTTCATCTGCCGTTTCCTCAACGGCAACTGCCTGCTTGGCAGGCTTGGCAGGGGCGGATTTCGCCGCCCCCCGAGAACCCAGCGCGGCAAAGTTGGTCCCGAGGAAATCGCCGGTATGGCTGAAATAGGCGCCATCCTGCTCATAGAAAGCCCCGTTGGTCGGAGGCTTGATTTCACCATAGGGACGCGACGAGTTGAAGCGCTGAGTTGCCATGTCGTGCCTCACTTCCCGCTTGCGACGGAACCGGAGGAGATGGAGTGCGACAAGTTGGACTTGCTGCCTCCGAAGTCAGAGCGCTTGAGCTGCGAGACTTCCTTGCCGGCCGAATGCGACGAGTTGTCGAGCCCGGTGGACTTGACGATCTTGCCGCCGCGAGCCGCGCCGACAGTGGTGGTGGTGTTGCTCTTCATGGGATCAATCCATATCGTAGCTGGAGTACCCGTCGTCCGGCTCCATTTGCAGGCTTGGGGCAACATCCGTGTCCCTCTGCCAAACATAGCCGTCCTTTTGCACTCGCATGGGTTCACGATGACGGATGGTGTATCCATCCGCAGCGGCATTCTTCCCGCCGGTCGGCGCGGTCGGCTTGTGGCTGTCGCGCGGATTGCGGGGCAGGTATCTGCGCTTGTCACAGGACATTTGCACGATCCTTTCGGTTAGCCCGCCGCCCGTAGGCGACGAGCGAGGGTTCAATCGGCCCAGTCGACGATGACGGTGACGGTGGCGATACCGGCCGGTGTGCCGCCGGTCGGAGCCTTACACGTCACCTCAACCTGGGTGTCTGCCGGGATAACCGGGTCGATCAGCCAGTCCGTGTCGGTGACGCCATCCGTACCGCAGACGGAGTCCGTGGCCGCCAGATCGCCCTGCACGAAGCTGGCGTAGGCGTTGGTATCGGATGCAGTGCCGATCTCTGTATAGCCGTCCGTCGTCACCGAGTTGAAGGTCTCGGTAGCAGAGAGATGGATGTCGATCAGCCGACCCGTCTTGCCCTTGGGGCCTTGAAACGAGTGCGAAGAATCGCCTGCGCCGTAGTCCACATTGGGGAAAACGTAGAAGCGGCGATCGGGATTGGAGTAGGACATACCCAATTTCCTTTCTTGATGTTGAAATGAGAAAGGGCGAGTTTCCCCGCCCGATCAGCCGTTAGGCGGCGGAATCCCACATGACGATGCGGGCGTTGAGCGCATCTTCGTGGACGATGCCGGCTTCGCCGAGGTAGTACCAGGCGATGCCCTTGTCGCGACCGTAGTCACCGGGAAGCTTGCCTCGGATTTCCTCGGGAATTGCCGGCGCCTCGATGACGGTGTCGGAGCCGAAGAACAGCGCCCACGAGGACTTGGCATTGTTCCATGCGTCGTCCGTCGCATCGTAGATGTAGTTGGCGCTGCCGGTGGTCTCGTTGAACGCGGCGTCGTTGGCGTGGCCCTTCGGCACTTCGTTCTGCTCGATGAAGCGGAAGTTCTCGTAGCGACCAACCTCACCCTTGAAGATCATGTTGATCCCCTCGGAGGTGTACTGATGGATCGACTCCAGCGAGTTCTTGAACGTCCGCATCGTCGTGGCATGGGTGATCGCGACATAGTCGTCACCATCATAGGCCGGGATGTTCCGATCCTTCATGGTGTCCGAGATAGCCTTGATATGGCCCGTGCCGAGTTCGACGTTGTTGGTCGTTGCGGTCGCGCTGTTGGTGGTCAGCGTGATCGCGGTCGTCGAGGTGCCGGTAGTCGGGGCAACGCGGAGCGGAGTCTTGAAGAACTCCTTTGCCACCATGCGGTCGAGCGTCGACTTCGCGTCATCGCGGAGCGACTGGTCGATGATGGCCTCGACGTCATGCTCTGCCAGATCGGAGAGCTTGCCGGTGAATGGCACGGAGTTGCCGAATTCGCCGATGGTCATGGAGTTCTGGCCAACGGTGAACTTGGTTTCCGGCATCTTCTGAAGTTCGCTGATCGGGCCGCCGCGATTGGCAAGCTTCGAGTAGCGATTCCAACGGTACGTATCGCCCTTGTGGAGGCCGATCGCATCATCCTTTGCATCCGCCAGATTCCGGAACTTGGTCCGGGGCTGGAGTTCCATGCGGATGTAGTTGGAGAGGTTGTCGGAGTACATGTACCCGCCATCTGCGGGCACGGACCAAACCTGTCCGGTCATGTCGTTATTCCTTTCGGATCGGGACTAGCGTCCTCGCCTGAAGGCGCGCATCTGCTGCACGGCGCGAAGGTCTTTCTGTTCCTTCGACATCGTGGGCGCTGATGGCTCGCCTTGGGGGAGAATGCTTGCCCTTCGGGGTTGGGGAGACATGGCCTGCTTGCGCTCGACGCGCTCGGCCACGGCTTGCGATGAGTCCGCGACTTGAGCGGGCGGTGCCGCCTGCCTTGCCGCGCGTGGGATGCCGAGTTCCGTGATGACCCGTTCGCCTGCCGTGCGGAGCAATGCCGCCTGATCGGGAAGGGTAAATCCCTGCGTCTTGAGATGCCTGTATGCCTGGCTCACAGCCGCCTGTGGGGCGAGTTGGTGATCCTCGGCATATTTGATCAGGGTCTCGGGCTTGAGCCCGGCTTCGAACATCTTTTCGGCCATGACTTCAACGGTGGTGTCAAACAACACGCGCTGTCGCATTTCCGATGTTTCGAATTCGGTGAACTCGGTTCTGAAGTCCGTCAGCACTTGCTCCGCTTCGGCAGCAACGCGGCGGTTTTCTTCCCGGCGGGTGGCCGCAGCCTCGTACCGCTCGTCAAGATCTCCGACGTTTTCCTGCATCCGCTTGATCAACTGGTCGCCATACTTGGCGAGCGCAGCGGCTGCGTCTTCGCGACTACCGACTTGGATGGCGTCGATAATCGTATCCAACTCTGCATTCGTGGCCGGTTTGGAATCCTCTGCCGATGCTTGTGCTGGGGTCGACTGCTGCTGGGGAGACGCGCTATGGACGGCGCGTTCCTTTTGCAGATCAGCCAATAGTTGGCGCGCTTCGTCGCGTTCCCTTTTCGCCTGGGCAAGGATGTCCTCTGCCGCAAGGGAGCGCCGCGCATGGTCTTCGATCTGCGCCTCGTCGACTTCGACGTCGCGACCGTTGACCTTCAAAACCTTCTTTTTCGGGGCCGGAATATCGTCGGCCGTTACATTCTCCGCAGGAGCCGTGTCGGCAGGACGGCGGCGATCCGCCTCCGTCTCAACATTGCCGTACATGCCCTTCTGCTGTTCCGAGATAACCTCGATGTCGGGGGCGCCATCGCTCGCCTCGCGCGCTGCCCTTGCTTTGGCCCAGATCCTCTCCCGGGCGTCGTCGAACTTGCCGCCGACCTTCGGGGCCTTCGGCTCTTCCTTCGCTTCCTGCTGAGCGTCCTTGGCCTGTTGCGGGGCGTCTGGGGTCGGGTCCGTGTTGTCTGCCGGCGTCACAAGGTCGCGAACGTCGTCTTCGGCCTGCTGTACGAGGTTAGTCATTGGGGTAGTCCTCTTCGCCTTGGATCAGTTGGATATTCTCGCGGCGAGCCATCGCCTCGGCATCGTCGAGTTCTTCCGCCGCTTCTCGCGCTATGGAATTGATGTACCCGGCAAGCTGCTCGTAGCGGCGAGCTTCCCATTGCGCCTGCCTAACCTCATCAAGCGAGGCGAAGTTGGACCGAACGAGCTTGTCGAGCGCTCCAGCGGCGTCATTGAAGGCGCGGTCCATGAGCATTCGCCACGCCCCGTCTTCACCAACCATCGCCTCCACGCTAAGCATGGTCTGCAAGTGTTGGACGCGCGCGGCTTCCTCTGGGAAGATCCGGTCATCTTCCCGTTCATCGATGTAGGTCATGTTTCGCCTTGGTTACGCCGCTTGTGGCCTGTTCGCCTGTGGGGGCTGCGCGGCACTGACGGCGCCCGTGATGTGACCAAGCAGAGCCTCGACCTTATCCATGTGAGCCGCCATCGCATCCATGCGCTCCTGATGGGCCTGCTCACGCTCCGCAAGGGCGATCTCGCGCTCCTTCAGTTCGTTTTTCTGGCCTTCAATCTGAAGTTTGATTTCGCCGTCTGCCTGCTTGGCGTCCATGACGCCCTTCTGGCGAAGCATTTCCTTCTGGATTTCCGGCGGCGGCTGCTCTTCCTGCTTCTTCTTTTTCGTAAAGAACTGATCCGCGTTCCTGTATCCGGAGAGGCCCATCACTTCCTGGAGCACGGCATCGCCGTTGAGTTGCGTGCCGTTGTCTTCCAGCATCGGGGCGATTTTCATGATGGCATCGATTGCGGTCATGAACTTGCCGAGCTTCTGTGTGCTGTCGAGTGCTCCGATGCCGACATTAACCCTGACTGTTACCTGCGCTTCATCGAGCCTGTTGAGCACGTCGGCGACGGTGATCTTCGGTTCGTTCGCGGCGGGCTTTTCCGCACCGTCTTCCTGCGGGTTCTCCGGGTCGAGACCTTCCTCGACTTCCATTTCAATGTTTTCGATCAGGCCCGCGTTTTCGCCGGCAACCTCGATAACGACCGCGTCAGACTCGTAGTATTTGATGAGGCGGAGCATCTGGGCCAGCACGGGCTCCACCCATGTTTCGACCCAAACCCTGAGATCGAATTCGGTCTGCGCATTGGCATGAACGCTGAGCAACTGCATCCCGCCAACCGTCTCGTTGAGAGCGCGGTTCGACTGCACAGACGCCTGCGAGAACGTGCCGGCGAGATCGTCGAAGTCATTGGCCAGCACATTGCGATACGCCATGGCGTCAGGTGGCGGGCTTGGCGCACGGTTGAACGAAACATCCTCGACATTGTTAACCATGACATGAGCATCTGGCCCACGGTTGGCAACCTGCTTGAGATCAACGCCGGCACCGCGCTTGATTACCGTGATCGGGGAAATCCCCATCTTCAGCGCATCAAGCGACAGGTTCGTGATGTCGTTGATTTCCAACTGCGAGGGCTGCCAGCTTTCTACCGGAGCCATGGGATAGACGCGATGGGTCTCCAGTGCTCCGAGGCCGCGCACATAGGGCCGTTCGCCGGCATGGGCAGGATATGCGTCTTCCGTGGGCCGGGGATCGCTGAGGATCGTGCTTTCGCCCAGCATCCACCAATGCATATCCTCGCCATCCTTGCGGTGGAAGCACTCAAAAAGCCAGACGATGTCGTTGTTGTTGCCCTGCTTTGCGCCTTCGAAAGGATCGATGCCCTGCTCGCGGGACCGACGAACCGCCGTGGCGCTGGTCTGTTTGTCAGATTGCGCGGAACGCAGAGCGTTGAAATCGATATCGGCACGCCATGCGCCGCCGCCCATGCGATTGCGCTCGGATTGCGTGGCGATGATGTGCTCGACGTCGTCCATCCGCGTCGGATAGGCCGCGATGAAATACCCGCCCTCCTGGATCGGATCGCGCCAGTCTGCGGAGAAGTCCATGAAGACCTGCTCGGCCGGCAGAAGCGTACACATCAGGCGATCACGAACCACAACACGCTCGTCCTGCTCGCCTTGCGAGACAATTTCCTCCATTATCGGTTCGCCTGTGGTCATATCGACCATAGGCATTCCGGTGTCGTCGAGGCGGATCTGCTGTTCCGTGACCTCGACGATGCGCTTGACGATCTTTTCTTCGTATTCCCAATATTGCTTGGAAACGCAAAGGCCCGTGATCTGCGCATCCTGACGTGCGCCGATTGCCGTCATGAACCAGTTCGGGCCAGCCCAGCGATTGGTGCGGTCAAGGCGATAGTTCAGCACCGCGTGCAGGAACTTCGCCGACATGGTCTGGAACTTGTCGGACGAACGCTCCGGGGTGACGGAGACGACATCCTCGGTCGAGAACATGGCGCCGGCTGCGGTCGCATCGTTCTTGCGGACTGCGGAGCGCGTCTTCGGCGTGAAGATCTTCGAGCGGTTCTTGTAGCGCAGGGTCTCGTATTTGGACCCGTTCATATGCCGGTTGCCAAAGGCGCGATAGTTTCGCGACCACGGCGTCAGAAGCTTCTGTGCCTGGTAGTCGCGCGCGGCCTTCAAACTATCCTTGAAGCACTTGATGAACTTCGCGTCATCAGGGTCAATCTGCGACGGAGAAACAGAGCGGCTCTTGGCAAGGCCGTCTTCGCCCGGAACCTCGTTATCGTAGCGGGTCAAGGTGGCCTCTTCCTCGGATCGGGAACTTCTGGAGAGCTTCGTGCCAGTTGGTCATGGTGAAGCCGGAGCGCGGCATTCCGTAGCGTTCAAGCAATTCGCCAGCGCCGCGCATGATCTTCTTGCCGCCAGGATCGGTCAGCGCATCAGAAAACTTCACGACGTAGTATCGATTGTGCGGCATGATCCCCATGAGCTGAATGCAGATCACGGCGCCCCATTTGTCGCCCTTGACCTCGACGAACCACGGATGGCCGGGGTAGTGCTGGTTGAGCTTCTCGCCCACCCACTTCGCCGTTGCCATCTTGGCCCGCGCGAATTCGTCGCGCTCGTCCGGATCATCGCTGGTCCGTTCGTAGCGCACATCAAGATTGAACATCAGCGAAAGAACTCCGTCTGGTACTCAGACCAGGACACTTCGTCATAGGTGACTTCGCTCTCGTCCGTCACGACAACCCCCTCATCGTAGACCGGCATGAGAAGCGGGAAATAGTTGCTGTAGAGATCGCGGCCCTTGAACTCGCGCCCGTTCGAGAACTTGTATTCGACGCGGTTTGTGTTGCGCGTGCGGGCGTAGAAATCCGGCTCGGCTTGCAACAGCATCCCGATATAGGAGCGCTCAACGAGGGGCATCAAACATCCTCCGGCACCCTTTCATCAATCCAGCTTTCGTCTTCGATCTGGGCCGACATCGGCTCCATGTCGTAAATGCGGCTCACCGCGTCGACCAGATCGTCATGGGTAGCAAACGGGAAGAAGATCATTTCACTCATCAGTTCGACGGTGAGATCGTAGACCTCGCCGTTCTCGTTCTTCCGCTTGAGCGGAGAGGCGGTAAGGAACTCCTGCCCCCGCTGCTTGGCCCGCTTTACCAGCGATGTCTCGCCCCGTAGCCGCTCATACTTGAGCGTTTGCCCATCGGAATCCACCGACCACTGGCACGTCTCCAACCCCTGTCTATGGACGAATGCGGGGAGATAGAATTGCCCGTGCTCAAAGTCAGGCTGAAGCCGCTCGACACGATGCTGCTTGGATGCGCCGCCCTCTCGCGGCCATGAGAGTTCCTCAATCGAGAAGTGATAGTTCTCTTCCCGCATACGCTCTTCGAAATACTCGTCGTCAGTCTGCTGACCGAAGCGCTCGTATCCTACCTTGAGGTAGCCAACTCCCGGCATTTTGCTCCACTTGCGATGAAGCATCTTGAGATTGGCCCATCGCTCCGAGAGCTTCATGCGGTGGCAGAAGCCGTCCACCAGGTATTTGTTGCCGCGAGCATCGATCCCGATGACGGGCATGGCCGTCCTATCCGATGTCGACGTCCGCCCCCGCGACGGGTCCGCCATGATGTAGATGTTGAGGATTGCCGGTCTGATCTCCCATGGACGAAACCACTTCGGATCAAACGTGCGCTCTTTGCCAGAGAGCGGGTTCTGGAGCATCTGAGCGGCAAGCGTGGACAACTGCGTCCGCTTTTTGTCCGCCCACTTCTCAGGTGTGAAAAATACCGGCTTGCCGTCTGGTCTCCCGTTATCCGTCGCGGGATAGAGCCGAGGCTTGACCACGCCATCGCGCGCCAGAAGATCGCCGTATGTGTCTCCGAAATGATACCGCGTGCCGATCATCCAGAACCGGTTCTCGCCGGCTCCGAGGTTGTCAGACAGTTCGAACGCTTCCGTCGTCTTCTTGATCTGCTCCGGCGTCGATACGCTTTCAAGCGTTACAAGGTCGTCGTAGATGCGCAGCTCGAAGTGGCGAGACGTAGGCTGGCCCTTGACCACGCCATGGGATTCAATCGTCGCCTCTTTCGGGTTCGACTTGCGTTTGACCGTGATCGCTTCTGTCGACCACGCTTGAGCCTGCGTCGATGGCTTCTCCCACAGGATCGAAGGATAGAGCGCCTTCAGATCCTCGTTGCCCTCAAGCTCCTGTTTGATCTGCGTGACAAACTTGCGGGAGACTTCCTGCGTATGCCCGAAGATGCCGATGGTGATCTCGGGATCGTTGAGAATTTCTTGAATCGCCCCGCAATAGGTGATGAGCGTCGATTTGTAGTGTTCTCTCGCCCATAGATCGAGGCGCCTATCAGGCTCTAACTCAACCTCCCTGCATCGATCATAGAGCCATGGATGAAAGCCATCCACGCGGCCCAGGATGTGCGTGAACAGGAAGAACCGATCCACCGCCCCGAGATACGCCTTGTCGGCCATTGTGGTGTGCGGAACGATCGCGGTGTAGAACTCTAGCGCTCCCTCGTAATCAAGGCTGTGTAGGTCGTCTGCCTCGACATATGCGACTAGATGCTTGTCCGCCTTATCGCGGTAGAGAGAGCCAGTGTAGCGGGAGAGCATTTAGTTGCCCTTCGCGGCCCTCAACGCCTCAAGCGCCTTTGCCACGCCGCTCGATATGTTGTGGGTCTCGGCCACCTCAATCGGACCGCCGTCCTTACCTGTGTGCTCGACCTTGTCCGTGAACATGCCAAGATGACGCCCGATATCAACCAGCGCGCCCTTCTTGTCGTGAAGCTTGATTTTCAACCCGCCGGTAGAGTTCTGGCTGATCTCCGAAATAGCCGCTGCGGTCTCATCATCAATATCGTCGCTGGCGACAAGCTCAACTCGATTGGTCACGATCTTTTTGATGACCGCAACATCCCCGCCGCCAGGATTGTCTTCCTCAGTGGCAAGCGCCGATTCCCACCGAACAGCCTTGCGGATGTCGGAGAACCCAATCTTCGCCAGCTCCGTCAACACGCGGTCAGCGGTAATTTCAGTGCGCTTTGCCCTCAAATCCATAGCCGCAGAAATGGCGGACGCTATTTGAGGTTTCTTTAAGTTCTCCGCACCAATTGCTCCCGCCGTCTCAGCGCTATACCCAGCGCGGATCGCTGCTTGTGTTGCGTTGAGATCAATGAGGTACTCCCGAACGAAATTCCGCTGCTTAGCGGTTAGCTCGTTTTCCCATTCCTCGGCGCTGAGTTCTTTATCGGCCACTTGTTTATTGACCGCCATTGTCAGGTTTGGCGGCCCCGAACGAGGACGGAGCCGCCTTGATTGATTGGGTCAGCACTTCTTGCCTTTGCCCTTCTTGGCCATGATGATCACCCCCTGTCTGGTTAATGAGCGGATATTGTTGGCGGGCGATGAGAGCGCGTCGCCAGAATAGGGACGAGACGAGAGCGCTATCGGCCATGATCAATCCTCATACCCAAGGATGAATTTGCTTTTTGCTCTCTCGAAAAGCATGAGAGTCTCAGCGCGGCCATCCGTCGACGCGAACATGAGTTCCCCGTCTTTGTCTACATAAACAACGGCAAGGGCTTGCGCGGCTTCCGGAGCAATAATGGATGACAGGATGTCCCGAGCATCAATCTTCGCGCCATCGCCGACGACAGACGCCCTGAACTGAATGACCTCGCTCATGGGTTCTTGCACTCATCGAGGAAGAACCAATGGTCGTCTATGCGGACGAGATGACGGCCGTCAGGATGCTGGGATGTGGCGTCTACCTCGCCAGTGATGTTCGATTGAGGATGCCAGAGGATCATGCCGATCATTGGGGAACCTCAGTTTAGCCAGGCTGCGGTTGGGCCGACAAAAGCAGGGTTTGCCCACGTCGGGGAATATGGGTCATTCCACCACTCGCGATACGGGCCGCGCCACACGGGAACTTTGCTCGGGATCACAGGCCCAGACGCCGGCACGTTCTTCTCCGTCACCTTCCCGATGCGGCAATTCCGGTCGCGGGCGTTGATGACGTTCTCGACGTCCTTGTCGCTGATGTAGAGCATCGTTAGCCCCTTTGCCGGCTATACCGACAGATCCTTGAACGAGACCCACCAACCTGGAGCAAAAGCTGCTGACACTTCGTCATCAAGACTAAGCGTTAGCCATCCGGACGGTGATACGTTGATGCCAGTCGCCCCAACGGCGTAGTGCGCCAACCCGCCCCAAATATCAGGGGCCGACACTAAGAAGGTGCGAAACATTGTCTTCCCTCATATGGAAAAGCCCCGAAGCGATGAGCAACGGGGCTTACTCTGTGCCCTGTATGGGCGGATTGGCTCCGAGGAGGTTTGCGGTCCCTCATCTTCGTCAGCTACTTGTCGCCAAGTGGCCACCCTTGAGCCGTACCCGCTCTCGAGAAACCTGCCACCTTTGCTTCGTTCGCCTCTTTGACGCTGCTCTTACGCTTTTGAGCTACCCGGTTTTCGTCGCCCTCTCGGGCAATTCCTACGCCGCGCGCTTGCGGCAAAAATGCGGGTTACAAACCTTTCGAGGTAAACTCTCGCATCTTGTACTATCGGTAGGATTACACGCTTATGCGGCGCTTCGCAAGCCCTTGTCAAACATGAGCGCATGAAGTCCACGCTTTAACCACATCAACTGTGTTTCGCTCATCATTCGGAGGTGTTCAATGTCCATGACGCAGACATTGTAGACCGTGCTTTTGACCTGAGGACCGTCTGTGCACTTGAGAAGAACGCCCTCAAGATGCATGAACTCTTTGGACGCCGATGTTGCCGCTCGTTGCTTGCTTTCGCTAACGTCGCCATCATGCCCGCGAATGGCAAAGAGGTCTTGTGCGCGTGCCGATGGAAACGGAATTCCTGTCGCTCTGTAATAGCGCATGATGGCTGTAGCATAGTCGTCGCCAGCCTCTCGTTCTGCATCCGATATTCTGCCGTCTAGGTTCATTCGCCCTAGCGTGTACCCTGAGAGAGCACCGGCATGGTCAAGCCCGTGAATGCGCTTCCTTGCCTCGACTGCCACGGATTGAGTCTCCTTCTCGGTTTCTGAGTGCTTGATGCGCCCTGAAGGATAACGCTCACCTTCCTTGCGAGGACGACCACCAGGATTAAGCTTCTGCCGTATCCTGAGTTTGCGCAGTTTCTCCGCTCTTGAACTCATGCTTTCCCGCCGCCGTTTGGAGTGTTCCTACTATAGAGGATTTTGCTGGTTTGGTCTATGGATTGAGCTGGTTATCCCATCATCGCGTCCAGCCCATCCGCTTGATGAATTTACTCATTGCCGAAGGATCAAATTCAAGATGGCGAGCGATATCGGACGACTTGTCGCCTCGGTCAAAGCATTCGCGGATTGCATCGGTATAATCCGCCATCTTCCTCGGCTTCTTGCGGTTCGGAAAATGCTGGTCGAGGATTCCGCTCACTCGCGACTGCGGGACATTGAGCCGCAGGGAAATTTCCTTCACGCCGAAGCCTGAGTTGAATAGAGCTATCACCTGCCTCGCCTTTTCCAGATAATCGTTCTCCCGCTTAGTGTCCTCCTGCATTCCAGCCGCTCTGAGGATCTTCAAAATTGACGTGTGATCGCGGTTGAATAGGCGCCCCAATGCGGAGAGGGAAAGGCCATAACGCTCCTTGACCTCGGCAACCAGCTTCTTTCGCAACAGATAAACCGGGATGGTTTTGTTCGGCCCGGCCATAGTGTCATAGTCCGTTCCTTCCTCCCGGCACCGTATTTTGAGGAACCCAAGCGGCTCGTTCATCTTCCATTCGAGGAACTCGGACGTCAGCGGCCCGAAGCGATGCGCCCATATACGCTCTACAGGCGCGCCAGTGGGCGATGGCACCGTTGCCGCCTCTTCATTGCTCTTGCGCGCCACGGGGCGTTTCTGGGCCGCTGCGCGCCATTTCCGTTCGCGTTCCTTGTCGGCGGCAACGATCTCCGCATAGCTCTTCGGCTCATAGGCCGGGCGGATGTCTAGGGCGGTGTGGACGGAGGTCATGCTGCAACTCCCGCCAAGCCAAGATGCCGATCAAGCTCCCGCCCGGTCGTCACGAAATCCTTGTGCAGGATCGCGATGCCGCCTTCCTTCTCCCACGCCTTGGTGTTGCGCTCGAAGTCGTCGATCAAGATGTCGCCGGGTGCGTGCATGAACAGCGGCTTATTGGCGCCTCCCATCACAGGCAGGATGATGCAGCGGGTGGAAAGGTGCTCGCGAACCCACGCACGCTTCTGGCGAGCGACGTGGGCATAGTTGCTTCGTGGGCACGCCGTCAGAATGATGGGGTCAAGCCACGAGATGCTGTCAAAAAACAGCTTGGCGCCCTCGAAGATAGGCATGTCGCGGAAGTAGGACGGATGGGCGTTGATCGTGGCCCACATGTCATCGTCGGCGAGCCCGCGATGATCGACACCAAAGAGCGCCGGGAAATGGGCGTCGAAGTTTGCCATGACCCCGTCGAGGTCCAGATATATTCGGGGGAATTCCTTGCTCATGCGCTCACCTCCTTCACCATGTTCCTGAACCTTTCCTCTGCCCAACGTGCGGTCATGCTGCCCTCGCTTGCTTGACGGTCTCCATAATGGCGATGGCATCGTGCAGCGCATTGTGCGGGATATCAGACGGACGCCACTGCATCTCTGGAAGCAACTCTGCCCTCAGCGCAACATGCATAGATTGCGAGTGGTCTTCACCTTCGAAGCACTGAAA